TGCAATGAATGATAATGTACAGAACATGATCGGTGGGATTGAACGCCCAACGCTCAATCTTGAACTGTACAATGATTTTGCATCAGCATCAGTGAACGCACTATTTGAAGATGCGCTAGGTACTAAACTGAATATCAAGTTGATACCAGTATCAGGTACAGTAACAGCTACAAATCCAAGTTACACAATGTCTTGCTTAATTTCATCATGGACACCGGTTAATGGTGCTATTGATGCAGTAGCCCAAGTCAGTGTGTCCCTTCCAGTAACTGCATTAACAAAATCAACAAGCGCGTAATAAGAAAAGGGTGGGACAATGCACAAGATTGAAATTGTTAAAAAAGATGGTAAGAAATTAACCTACGATCTTACGCCATCCGCAAAGGTGGCTTTTGAAGCCGAATTTAAAACAGGCTGGCGTAAGCGTCTAGGCGAACTACAAATGGAATCGGATTTATGGTGGTTTGCATGGCGTTTAGAAAAAGATGCCGGCAAAACAGAACTTCTTTTTGGTGATGACTACATCAATCAATATTTAGATGTTGATTTGGTTTATGACTCAAAAAATGGATAGACCGCCACGGCCAAATTTTTGAAGTCGCATCTGTGGCGGTTGCAACCGGAATAAGTCCTAAAGATTTATTAGAGGTTGATCCGGCGATTTATTCAGCCATTAAAGCCATCTTGCAAGAAAAACATTACAACAATAAGAAGGCAACAGTTAGGCGGAAGTAATGCTTAATCCTAGATATTCAGGATTGCCTGGCCGCATTAGATCATTGGCGGCAGTTCCTTCAATCTATGTTGAAAATTTAGATGAAGTAATGGCTAAAATGAAAAAGGTTGATCCTGATTTACAAAAAGAATTTAGGCGTGGATTAAGTCAGGCTGTTAAGCCTGTTGCAAAATTAGCTCAAAGTTTTGTACCACATTCACCATTCCCAGGATGGCGTGATGTTGAGCCGAACTATCCACCACAATGGGGTTGGGCTAATGATCAGGTACACCGGGGTAGAACAATTGGCCAAGATAAAAGAAGCCGTTGGAAGTGGTCGCAAACAGAAGTTATACGCGGCATAAGAGTAAGTACAGCTAAAAGTAAAGTACAAAGAATTAAAGGCGTTACATTTGGTGTAACTGCATTAGCCGTAGTAAATAAATCTGTACCAGGTATAATTTATGAATTAGCAGGATTTGGATCATCAAGATCAAGGGGAAGAACTAGGCGCGTAAGCCGTAACCCAAATGCTAGTGAATCATTTATTGGTAAATTGCAAGGCACTGCCAATAGCGGTGCTTACAAAGAAAAAAGATTGATTTATAGGGCATCACAACAATTAGGTGGCCAAGTAAATGATAATCTATACGGAGTATTAAAAAAATATCTAGGCAGAGAATTTAGAGGTTAATCATGGCACTAAGTCAATATGTTGCGATTAACTTCTTAACTAAGTTTGATAAAAAAGGTTTAGAGCGTGCTACCAAAGAGTTAAAAGGATTTGACAAAGTAGTTGCTACTAGCACATTTAGATTAAAATCCTTTGCCAAAGCCGGCGCAATTGCGGCCGCGGCTGGCATGGCGATTTTTGCAAAAAATTCTATACAGGCGGCGTTAGCCCAGGAAAGATTAGATAAATCAGTTGAACAATCTTTAAGATCAATCAATCAATTAGATCAACTGCCTAGTGTAAATTCTTTTATTAGTGGTATAGAAAAAGCATCAAATATTACTAAGGATAGATTAACCCCGGCGATCAATGGCTTAATTATCCAAACTGCCGATTTAACAAAGGCGCAAGATTTATTTAATGTTGCAGTAGATACCAGCGTAGGTGCAGGTGTTGATTTAACCCAGGTATCAGATGCGTTAGGTAAAGCAAGCCGGGGCAACTTTAAGGCATTAGGCGCATTAGGTTTAGGCTTTGATGCGGTAACTGCTAAGGAAATTGGCTTAGCAGAAATCACAGATTACTTAACTTTAAAATTTGGTGGTGCGGCTAAAAGAGCTACTGAAACCTTTGGTGGTCAATTAGATAATTTAAAAATTAGTGCAGGTGCGGCACAAACAAGTTTAGGTGAAGGGTTTATTACTGCAACTGAAATTCTTATTGGTGGTGGTAATGCTTCTGATTATTTTGGCGCAAAACTTGAATCATTGGGTTTAAATGGTGGTTATATTTTAATTGCTTTGGCAGATAAAGCGCAAAAAATTACTAATGCTTTTGATGGTTTAGCCAAAAAAATTGAAGGCAATCGTGTACTTAAATTTTTGTTTAGTGCAGAAAATATACCTGTTATTGGTGGGTGGTTACAAGGGTTTGAAGGTTTAGCAAAAGAAGGTAAAAAGATTGCTGAAAGTACGGGCGATACTTTAGAGCAATCCGCCGAACAAAAAGCCATTGCCGAAAAGTTAGCCAAATTACAAGCACGATTAGACAAGATGGCGGCTGAAGCCTTAAACAAACAAAAGAAATTAACTAAAGAAAAATTGGCACAACAGGCTTTAGATAAAAAGAAAGCCGAATTAGAAGCCATGTTTGATCTTGATCGGATCAACCTACAAGCGGCGTTAAGTCGTAAGTTATCTGCCGAAGATGAGTTGCGTGTAAAGATATTACAGAAGTTAGCAGATGGTACTAAAAAGGCCGTTGATGAAGCCGAACGCTATGCAGATGTATTGAAGGTTATTGAAGATGGCCAAATTACAACTGGTGAAATTGAAATGTTGGCTAAGAAGTGGGGAGTTACAACCACAGAAGTTCTTATTTACTTACGCACATTGTTTGCCGCTAATGATGAACTACGCAAGATGTTGGCATTGCTTGATGAAATTGGCAAAAAGAAAATGCCAGTGGGTATGACATTCCAATATCAACAACAACAATTTCAACAAATAACATCTCCAAGATTTCAGGAATCTGTATTAACGGGAGAAGCACCAAATGTTTTAGGCCAACAAGTTTTTGAAGATTTAAGAAAAGAAGGCTTAAATGCGGCTATGGCTGGATCAAGCGCAAGATATACAGCGCAAGCCGTTGATTACTATCAAAGGCTATTTGATATACCACGCATGGCAGAAGGTGGCATTGTTAATCAGCCAACCCTTGCATTGATTGGTGAAGCTGGATCAGAAGCGGTAATACCACTAGACAAAATGGGTGGCATGGGAACTACTGTAAATATCAATGTAGCCGGATCAGTTATATCAGAAGGTGAATTGCAATCTGTAATCCAGGATGCTTTGTATAACTTAAACCGATCAGGTGCAGTAACTCAATTAACTAACTTAGGAAGATAATGCCAGCGGCAATATTTAGAGCTGAGATTGATTTCTCCGGCGGTGCTTCATTTGATCCAGCATTAGTATTAGACGATCCATCAACACCTTTAGATGCCGCCGTATTAGGTACTGCCGCCGCAGATGTAGTTGATATAACAAATTTTGTAACTCAATGTTATATTCGGCGTGCATTTAATAGATCATCAGATTCATTTACGGGCGGTACTGCACGCATTACATTTGTTGATGAAACCGGTGAGTTTAATCCAGCCAATACCGGTTCTTCTTTGTACGGCAAAATAAAGCCTATGCGTAAGATTCGCTTTACGGCAGAGTATTTAGGTGTTACATATAACTTAGGTTCTATGTATGTTCAGGAATGGAATTATCAAAGCCCTACTGGATTTGATCCAGCCTATGTAACTTTGTCATGTGTAGATGGATTCCAATTATTAAACTTAACTACAATCACATCAGTTAGTGGTGGCACTGCCGGACAAACTACCGCACAAAGAATTTCAAGTTTGTTAGATGCTGGAGAATGGCCAGGTGGTATGCGTGATATATCTACAACTACAACCACAACAGTTCAGGCAGATGGCGGTAGTTCAAGATCATTGTTAGCCGCCTGCCAGGAAGTAGAAGCCACCGATCTAGGTTCTTTTTATATGGATCAACGCGGCTATGCAAAGTTCTTATCACGCACTGACATTATTACCGCATCAGGTGGTGCGGTAACAGCCTTTAGTGATGTGCCGGGATCAGGTGATATTACCTATCAGGCAGTGGAATTTGATATATCAGATTATCAGATGATCAATAAAGTAACAGTTACCCCAACAGGATTGACCGGGCAAACTGCCAGCGATACGGCAAGCATTGATGATTATTTTCAGCATAGCCGGGTAAGAAGCGGCATTATGCAAACAGAAGCGGATGCGCTTAATCAGGCAAAAATGATTATTGCAAGCCGAAAAGAGCAGGGCGTAGATTTACAGCTTAACTCATTAACAGTTGATGCCTTTGGTGAGGATGATTCTAGCCGGGTAATAGCGGCTTTAAATTTAGATGTATTTGATCCAATAGAAGTAACTCAAACCTTACCGGCTGGCAATGTGGTTACAGATAGCGTAATAACAGGCCTTACCTATCAGATCACCCCTAAATCTTTCCTAGTAAATTTTACATGCGCTCAACCCTTTGCATCAGGATTTTTGCTAGACTCTACTGTTGATGGAATTTTAGATGAAGATTCATTGGCCTATTAGGAGAATATAGATGGCAACCTTTTCAGTTGGTCAGGTACTTACAGCGGCGCAGATGAACTCAATCGCCAACCTTGCAGTTAGGGCAGTAACGGCCACATCAGATACCTTAGTTGTAACTGATGCAGATAATAAACTTATTACTTATTCAAATACCGGCACAACTACAATTACAGTGCCGCCTTTTAATACAGTGGCAATGACAACCGGATCAGTTGTAAATGTAATCAAAATTGGATCAGGTGGCACAGTGTCTATTATTCAAGGATCAGGTGTAACACTTGCATCAAGTGGTGCGGTATCTACTAACCCAACAATTACCGGACAATTTAAAGCGGCAAGTTTAATTAAAGTCAGTACAGATTCTTGGTATATCGTAGGTGGTATTGCTTAATGTCTAGCATTATTTTGGGAATTATTGCTTCATCTGGGTCAGCAGCAGTTGTAATAAACCCAAATGTAGCCGTTGCCTTTGAAACATCACCTTATGTTTCCGCTTACCCTTGGTCATCAGGATTTGGCACAAAATATGCAGATCCTGCAACCTTACCTACTGGAATTGGCCGAAATGTTGCATTTAAACCACAGGGTGATGCTATTGCGGTTGCTCATATAACTTCACCATTTATTTCCACTTACCCTTGGTCATCATCAGGATTTGGAACTAAATACGCAAACCCTGCCACTCTTCCTGCCGGTGATTGTTATTCAGTTGATTATACGCCGTCAGGTGATGCTATTGCAGTTGGTAATGATAATTCACCTTACATTACAACATATCCTTGGTCATCAGGTTTTGGTACAAAGTATGCAGATCCTGCAAGTTCACTTTCTGGACTTAGTAGAGGTGTTAATTTTATTAAACAAGGCAATGTTATTGGTGTTGCAACTGGTGCTTCACCGAGGGTTAATGCTTATGTTTGGTCATCAGGATTTGGAACTAAATACGCAAACCCTGCAACCCTTCCTACTGGAACTGGTACAGATATTGTTTTCAAACCACAAAATGATGCTGTTGCAGTTAGCCATGAAACTGTACCTAGAATTACAGCATATCCTTGGTCATCAGGATTCGGAACTAAATATTCAGATCCAGCGACAGGTATTCCGGAAACCGCTATTGGGGTTGCTTACACGCCGTCAGGTGATGCTTTAGCAGTTACACATATCAATTCCCCTTATATTACTGTTTATGCCTGGTCATCAGGATTTGGTACAAAGTATGCAAATCCTGCAACTCTCCCTACTAGTCATGGCATTGAACCTGGTTTTTCTCCATCAGGAGATACTATTGGAGTTGCTCATTTCAGTTCACCATATATTTCCAATTACCCTTGGTCGTCGGGATTTGGAACTAAGTACGCAAACCCTGCAACTCTTCCTACTGGTGAGGGGCGCGGAGTTGCTTTTATTTAATCTATCTATGAAAGGATAAAAAATAATGGAACAAATAAATGAGGTACAAATAACACCTTTAGAAGCAAGAATTGCAGAAGTGGCTCAATATCAAGCAAACATTGATACTTACACATCCATGCTTGCTAATTTGCCAACGGAATGGCCAGCCCGATTACTTGAATATAAAGATGTTGTAAATAAGCATGAAACGATTGGCAAAATTGAAGATTTAGATGATGTTGAATTGTTATCTGATCTTTGGGCGGCGGATGATTGCCGTAAAGCAATTCGCACTGAAACTTTAGAAATGCGTAAGGCACAAGCCATATTAAAAGTATTGCAAAAATAATTTTTGTAATCAAATTTTATGGCAACAATAAGAGAACTCACTAGCCCAAATGGTTGGCCGGCTAGTGAGGATCGCAAGGCAATAGGCATTGAAACTTTTACAGTACCAGGTACAAAAATTAGGTTTGCATGTGCCAAAGCCGTTGCGCCAATTCTGGTAAGTTTTGCTAAAGATTTCCATGAGCTAGTTGAACCGATAGATGAAGGCCAGTTAGATGATTGGGGTTATGCTTTTAGGCAGACCCGTGGATCAGATAGAATTTTAAGTAACCACGCATCCGGTACAGCCATAGATTTAAATGCAATTAAGCATCCGTTG